TTTGACACTAGTTCAATTTCAAGAGGAATGTTTAGTATCAAGTATCAATTATTTTTGAATGATTTATATTATTTCAACTCCGTTGATTTATTGCAATATTCTATGACAAAGAGATATTTGGAAGATATTGATTTTCTATTAAGCACCGACAAGCAAATCAGATTTAACAAAAGACAGAATAGAATGTATCTGGATATTGATTGGGGAGCACAACAAGTCGGTGATTATATTGTCATAGATTGCTATCGAATATTAGACCCAAATACCTTCACGGAAGTTTATAATGACAGTTTTTTAAAAAAGTATTTAACTTCTTTAATTAAAAGGCAGTGGGGGCAAAACTTAATTAAATTTAGAGGTGTAAAACTTCCGGGTGGTACTGAATTAAATGGAAGAGAACTTTATGATGATGCAGAAAAAGAATTGGAAAGTTTAAGACAAAGAATGGCATCCGAATACGAACTTCCACCTTATGATTTTATTGGATAATAATGGCACTCAATCCTTTTTTTCTTCAAGGTTCTGCAAATGAACAAAGATTAATACAAGAAATAGTCAATGAACAATTGAAAATTTTTGGTGTAGAAGTAATTTATATTCCAAGAAAATTTGTAAGAAGAGAAACTATTCTTAAAGAGGTTTCATCTTCTAAATTTAATGATAATTTTTTAATAGAAGCATATTTAAATAATTTTGATGGTTATAGTGGTCAGGGAGATATTCTAACGAAGTTTGGTGTAAGTTTAAAGGATGAATTAAGTTTAGTCATATCAAAAGAAAGATACGAAGATTTTATTGCTCCTTTTCTGGAATCAGATGATGAAGAAATAGTCTTATCATCAAGACCAAGAGAAGGAGATCTTGTATATTTTCCACTGGGGCAGCGTTTGTTTGAAGTAAAGTTTGTAGAGCACGAACAACCTTTTTATCAATTAGGTAAATTATATGTTTATGAACTTAAATGTGAATTATTTGAGTATGAAGATGAAGTTATTGATACTACGATTAAAGAAGTAGATAATACAATAAAAGATGAGGGGTATATAACTACTCTAAAACTTATAGGAGTTGGAAGAATTGCAACCGCATCCGCCGGAATTGGATCCGGATATGTCAGAGGAGTGGTTCTAAACAACGATGGGCATGGTTATACCTCTCCACCCACAGTATCTATCGGCACAGCGCCTTCCGGAGGGGTTAGAGCGACTGCTGAAGTAGACACAGTATTAAAGTCTGGATTCTATTTAATTAAAAATATTTCTCTAATTAATGCCGGAGCAGGATATACCGTACCTCCTATTATTACTATAAGTGGAAATGGAGAGGGAGCTGCTGCAACCTGTATCATAGAAAAAACTAATCTTGGTATTGTATCAATTAATATTACAGATGGTGGTGTAGGATACTCAACTTCTCCAAGAGTAAGAATTATTGGAAACGTTGGACTAGGAGAAACGGCAACTGCCCAATGTGGAATTGGGTCAGCACAAAATATTAAATCCATAAGAATAACAAATCCTGGTGTCGGTTATACAATTTCCCCACAAGTTATTATAGATCCTCCACCAATTTTAACAGGAACAGGAAACTATGTATTCAATGAAATCGTAACCGGTTCCAGATCAGGAACAAAGGCACGAGTTAAGTCTTGGGATTTAGATACAAAGATTCTTAAAGTTTCAATTGTAAGTAATGTCGCATCAAAAGAATTTTTTCCGGGAGAAGCAATCGTGGGATCAATATCTAATGCCCGATATTCTACAGAGTCTTATAGTAATTGGAATTCATATGATACTTATGGTGACAATTTACAAATACAAAATGAAGCTGACTTAATATTAGATTTTTCGGAATCTAATCCTTTTGGTACATATTGATACTATAAATATATTATACGTTAATAATTTGATAAAAGGTATACAAAATGTTGGGAACCTACTTCTACCATCAGATTATAAGAAAGACGGTTACTGCTTTTGGAACGCTTTTTAATGACATTTACATAGAACATAAAAATTCATCTGATGTAGCAATCAGTCAGATGAAGGTTCCTCTTGGATATGGACCAGTTCAAAAGTTTCTTGCCAGAATCGAGCAGCAGCCAGAATTGAATAAACCAATTCAAATTACCTTACCAAGAATGTCATTTGAGATGACTTCTATTCAATATGATTCTACAAGAAAAGCAAGTATAATACAAACATTTAAAACTTGCGGAAATGGTGATACTATAAAAAAAGTTTATATGCCGGTTCCTTATAATATTGGATTTCAATTAAATATTATGACTAAATTGCAAGATGATGCTCTACAGGTAGTGGAGCAGATTCTTCCTAGTTTTCAACCGTCATTTAATTTAACCGTTGATTTAGTGGATTCCATAGGAGAAAAAAGAGATATTCCAATAGTTTTAGATAGTGTTTCTTTCACAGATGATTATGAGGGAGACTATTCTACTCGAAGAACTTTAATGTATACACTAAACTTTACTGCCAAAACATATCTGTTTGGTCCTGTTGCGGACAGTGCAGATGGACTTATTCGTAAGGTTCAGGTTGATTATTATACCGGAACTGATCCAAAAGTTGCAAAAAGAGAAATGAGATACACCGTTACTCCTGATCCGATTGATGCCGATCCTGATGATGATTTTGGATTTAATGAATCGGTAGAAATGTTTTTTGATAGTAAGACATACAGTCCTACTCAAAAAATTGATATTTAGTAGAATATGAAAAATAATTATGAAGACTTGGATAAAGCTTTAAATATTGAAAGTAGTATTGTCGAAGTAGAAAAATCTTCCACATCAATTGATATTCCTGTTAATGTTTCTTCATCCAGAATTGATGATATAAAAAAAGACTATGAATATTCCAGAGCAAATCTATATTCTTTGATAGAAAAGGGTCAGGAAGCAATTAACGGAATCATGGAACTTGCAAGTGAGAGTGATTCTCCAAGAGCATATGAAGTTGCAGGTCAATTAATTAAAAGCGTGGGAGATGTTGCGGATAAATTAATCGATCTTCAGAAAAAGGTTAAAGAAGTGGAAGAAGACGCATCTAAATCTACAAATGTAACCAATAATGCCGTATTTATTGGCTCAACTTCAGAGTTGTCGAAATTATTAAAGCAAGGTTTTCTAAATAGTAAGGATAAATCTTAATTATAAATGGGAACTCTTCATCATTGGTTTAAAGGATCTAAATCGAAAGATGGAAAACCTGGATGGGTCCAATCAGATGGATCACCGTGTGCAAATGAACCCGGAGAAACAAAAACACCAAAATGTTTTAGTAGTGAAAGATTGAAATCTCTAAAAAGAAAAGGAAAAAAAGGAAAATCCTTAATTAGATCAGCAGTTCGCCGCAAAAGAGAAAAAGATAAATCACAGCAAGTAAAATCTGGAGCAGCTAAACCGACTAATGTTCCAACTTTTGCTAAAGGTAAAAAAGATCCCAATTATGTAAAAGCAGAACCAGGAATTAAAGAAGCAATGAAACTCAACGAAGCAACAAAAGACAAACCCGGAAAAGGAAGTGGAAAAAAAGATGCTTGTTATACTAAAGTAAAATCAAGATATTCTGTCTGGCCAAGTGCATATGCATGTGTTCCGGAACATAGCACTAAAGCTTTAACCAGAGATTCTTGGAAAAATGTTAATGATCTTAATGTAGGAGATCAAATACTGACTTACAATATTAAAAATGATGAGTTAGAGTTTAAACCAATATTGAATTTACACAGATATAAAAATGTAAAAACCAATATAATTAAAAGTGGAAATAATGGGTTCATATTTGAATGCACAGATAATCACAAATGGGTAGTCAAGTTGCCCGAAATTAAGGGCAATAGAATAGAAAAATATAGTAGAATAAATGATAAGTCTTTAATAGAAACTAATGATTTATTACAAAATAAGTGTAATAAACATTTAGTAGTCTCGGCACCTTATAATGGGGGGAATAAATTAAAAAAAGATAAAATATTTAAATATGGAGATAACTGGGTAAAGTATATTTTAGATATAACTAGCGAACAAAGACAAACTTGGTTATTTAGTGCAATTGTTTATGATGGAAATCAAAAAAAAGTTGAAAGATTAACAGAAAACATAAAAAATGTAGGAGAATTAGATTGGATATATACAAGTTCCTATGATCAAAAACAATCTTTTGGATTTAAACAAAAAGATATATCTCACAGAGATGCATTTTTATTATCTGCATTTTTAAATTGTGGTACAATAACTTGGAAAAAAAGTAAAGATAAAGATATATACTCTTGCAATTATACTAGTAATAAAAGGTTTAAAAATACTTCCAATTTTAAGTTAATTAACGAAAATATTTCTGATGTTTGGTGTCCAGAAACTGAAAACGCAACATGGGTAATGCTTCAAGAAACTGATGGAAATGGTATTATAACTATTACAGGAAACTCTGGGGCCCTTGTAAAATGTCGTAAGGTCGGTGCCGCTAATTGGGGAACAAAATCTGAAGCAACTGAAATGATAAGATATTGTCCAAAATGTAAAAAGGATGAAACCCAATCAGAATGTAAATATGGTCCTAAATTTTGGGCAATGTATTCGACTCCATCGATGCTGACTACAAATCAACTAAAATATGATATTGCTCAAGTTCATCCGGCAAATGAATCCAAAGAACCAGATCACGAGCACTCTATGGCTAGATCAGAACTTTCTACAATCATTTCTGCGGCAAAAAGACTTCGTAAAAAAATGAAGGGGGAAGGTAATATTGAAGCCTGGGTTCAATCAAAAATCACCAAAGCAGCAGATTATATTGATACTGCCGCAGATTATTTTGATAGTGGAGAGCATGAAGTTCAGGGATCTATGGATGAAGCGTGTTGGGTAGGATATAAACAGGTAGGAACAAAAAAGAAAGGTAAAAAAATAGTACCTAACTGCATACCGGAACAAAAAACCTTCAATAAATTTGTAACCGAAGCATCTGCTGCCTGGCAAAGAAAAGAAGGTAAAAATCCAGAAGGAGGATTGAATGCCAAAGGAGTTGCTTCATATCGAAAAGAAAATCCTGGATCAAAATTACAAACAGCAGTTACAACAAAACCATCAAAATTAAAACCAGGATCAAAGTCTGCAAAGAGAAGAAAGTCATTTTGTGCAAGAATGGGAGGAATGCCTGGACCCATGAAAGATGAAAAAGGTCGTCCAACAAGAAAAGCATTATCTTTGAGAAAGTGGAATTGTTGATAATTTATGAGTGATAATATATATCTTGGCAATCCACTATTAAAAAAGGCAAATACTCAAATTGAGTTTACGGAAGATCAAATTATTGAGTTTCTGAAATGTAAGGATGACCCAGTATATTTTACGGAAAATTACATCAAAATCGTGAATGTGGATGAAGGTCTTGTTCCGTTCAATATGTATCCGTTTCAGAGAAAATTAATTAAAAATTTTCACAATTATAGATTTAATATTTGTAAGATGCCGCGTCAGGTTGGGAAAATGTTGTCTTTGGATACTCCTATTCCAACTCCAGAAGGATGGTCTACTATTAATGATTTAAAAATTGGTGATACTATTTTCGGAAGAGATGGTATTTCAACAAAAGTTATTGCAAAATCTGAAATACAAACAATCGATACATATGAAATAGAGTTTGATAATGGAGAAGTTATAAAGTCTTGTAGCGAGCATTTGTGGTCTGTATCTCATTCAGATTGGTATCACAAAGAAAAAATATTAAAAACTAAAGATATTATACAAAAATTTGAAAAATTGAAGACCGTAAAAAAAGGTTCCTCAATCTATACAAAAATAAGTTCCGCTATTAATTTACCACATATAAATTTACCAATAGATCCTTATACTTTTGGAGTATGGTTGGGTGATGGAAGTAGAAGTAATGCGTCCGTAGTTGGATTATATGAAGATATAAAAAATATATCATCAAATATTCCATTAAAAATAACTAACAAATACAAATACAAAGAAAGCAATGTTTGGCAATATTCATATGAAAGTTTGTATAAAACTATTAGAAAATTAAAGTTGAATGATGAAAAATATATACCAAATGAATATTTAAGATCATCAATAGATCAAAGATTGGAACTTCTTAGGGGATTAATGGATACTGATGGATCAGTAACTCCCAATGGTGCTTGCGAATTTTATCAAAAAGAAGGAAATTTATTACTACAAGTACGAGAACTTATTTCATCTCTTGGAATAAAAAGTAGACTCAGATATAAAAAAGTTCCGGGTTATTCTGGATTATATGGAACAATTAGATTTTGTACAAGTAAATATGATGTGTTTAAGTTACCCAGAAAGTTAGAAAGACAAAAAAATTTATTCAATCATACAAAAAATGAAAGATTATACATCAAGAATATAAAAAAAATTAAAACTGAACCAATGCAATGCATTTCAGTTGATAATCAAGATCATTTATTTTTGTGTGGAAGAACTTTTATTCCAACTCACAATTCTGTCACAACAGTTTCTTATCTTTTACATTATATTGTCTTTAATGACAATGTGAATATTGGTATTCTTGCAAACAAGGCTTCAACATCCAGAGAACTTCTTGGCAGACTTCAACTATCTTATGAAAATCTTCCAAAATGGATGCAGCAAGGAATTATATCTTGGAATAAGGGTTCATTAGAATTAGAAAATGGATCAAAAATTGTTGCTGCCTCTACGTCAGCATCCGCTGTTCGGGGAATGTCTTTTAATATTATTTTTCTGGACGAATTTGCATTCGTTCCAAATCACATTGCAGACGAGTTTTTTGCATCGGTCTATCCTACAATTTCATCCGGTAAATCTACTAAAGTTATTATTGTTTCTACTCCAAAAGGTATGAATCATTTTTATCGAATGTGGCACGATGCCGAAAGAAATAAAAATGATTTCGTTCCTACCGAAGTTCACTGGTCCGAAGTTCCCGGAAGAGATGAAAAATGGAAAGAACAGACGATTGCAAATACGAGTGAAGAACAATTTAGAGCGGAACATCTTTGTGAATTTTTAGGATCAATTGGAACACTCATTAATCCCAGTAAATTAAAAATACTTGTTTATGATGATCCAATAAAAAAAGGTGATAAGGGATTAGACATATATGAAGAACCAAAAGATGATCACGATTATCTAATTACCGTAGATGTAGCAAGAGGAATTGGAAATGATTATTCGGCATTTGTTATTTTTGATATTAGTAATTTTCCATATAAAGTAGTGGCAAAATATAAAAATAATGAAATTAAACCTATGTTATTTCCGAGTATTATTGAAAAAGTTGCAAAAGCTTATAATAATTCTTGGATTTTAGCAGAAATCAATGATATCGGAGATCAGGTCGCAAACATATTGCATTATGATTTGGAATATAATAATATTTTAATGTGCTCTATGAGAGGAAGAGCAGGTCAAATTGTAGGATCCGGATTTAGTGGAAAAAGAACTCAAATGGGAGTAAGAATGACATCTTCTGTTAAAAAATTAGGATGCTCCAACTTAAAGCTTCTAATTGAAGACGATAAGTTAATTATTAATGATTATGATATTATTTCGGAATTAACCACTTTTATTCAAAAACACAATACATTTGAAGCAGAAGAGGGATGTAATGATGATTTGGCGATTTGCCTTGTAATCTTTTCTTGGTTGGTGGCACAAGAATATTTTAAGGAGATGACCGAAAATGATGTTCGTAAGAGAATATATGAGGAACAAAAAAATCAAATAGATCAGGATATGTCTCCTTTTGGATTTATTAATGATGGACTGGATGATTATGATACGGCAATTACCATCGATAGCGATACTGGAGATAGGTGGATGATTGCCAGACCAGATAATAAAAATGAGTCATTGGAAATTTGGAACGTTGATGAATATGGTGATGTATCTTCTGAGTGGAATTATATGTGGGATTATCGATAATCTTATAGAAACGAAGGAAATTATAAATACTTTCAGATAGTTTTGGATAGACGGAGAATACAGATGCCCTTAAATTTAGCATCTCCCGGAATTGTAGTAAGGGAAGTTGATCTAACTACTGGTAGAGTTCAGCCATCTTCCGGTAAAATGGGAGGAATTGTGGCACCTTTTGCAAAGGGACCTATTGATGAACCTATTTTAATAGAGAGTGAAAATGATCTATTAAATATTTTTGGAGAACCATATCCAACAGATAAGCACTATGAGAGCTGGTTAGTTGCCTCATCTTATCTTGCATATGGCGGATCATTAAGAGTTGTGAGAGCTGATGATGATAATGTAAAAAATGCCTTTGTTGGAAATGTAGGAGTTACAAGCGTAAAGATTAAGAGTTTAGAAAATTATGAAGATCTTGGATATGATGAAAAGACTATCACAAATGTTATTGTAGCGGCAAGAAATCCCGGTTCTTGGGCAAATGGAATCAAAGTTGCGATTATTGATTCCAAAGCAGACCAAATTTTAAGTGGTGTTTCAACCAGTGCCGGTGTTCCGGTGATTCAAGTTGGATACGGAGTAACACAATCCCTTGCCGGTAAAGTGGATTCCTCTTCAGGAATTGGCGTATCATTAACTGGATCTTATCTAAAAGGAATCATAACCGAAATTTCAACCACAACCGGCTCCAGAGATTTACAAGTTAA